CGTTGGTAATTTGGGTGGAATTCAAACAAACTTACGAAATGGAGCTGGCAACCATACTAACCGAGTTATGAATGATACTATTATATCACAAGCAAGTTCAAACTCAGCGGTATTTGGTGGAAATACAAGAATAAATTCTACAACAGCAACTTTGTTCTTGAATAAAACTAAGACTTCAATTGCGGATACATCTAGAGATAACACAGGTGCTTCTCTTAATATTTTTGGTATGGCTATAAATACAGATGGAGGACCTTTCGTATTCTCTTCAAGAGAACAAGGATTGTCATGGATAGGAGAAGGTTTAACTAATACTGATATAGATAATTTCGTAGATATAAACGAAACCTATCAAACTGCTTTAGGTAGATTTGTTTAACAAAAATAATATAAATTAAACCAAGTTTGTTATATAGTATAACGAACACAAAAAAGAGAGAATAATTATGAATTCAAACACCGTATTAGGCAAAATCATGACACTTCTTTCACTACAAAGTGAAGAAGAAGTTCAACTTGCTTTCGCTAAACTTGCAGACGGAACTCTTTTAGAATCACCAACCTTTGATGTGGGAGAGAGTGTGGAAGTAGTTTCAGAAGATGGAACGAAAAGCCCTGCTCCTGATGGAGAACACGAACTAGAACTTACCGGAGAAGAAGGTGAGGCGGTTCGTTTCAAAATCATTGTGGAAGGAGGTGTCATCACAGAACGTGAAAACGTTGAACTTGAAGATTCTAAAGAAGAGGAGATGGCTGCAGAAACAGTAGAAGTAGAACCACTTCCTAACACTACTGATGAAGATGAAGCTAATAAAGTAGCTGAATTTGAAAAAGAAGGTGAAGAGGAAATGGAAGATGAATTACCATCTGATGATGAAAAAGAAGTTACCATTAATCTTGAAGAAGTTTCTAAGAAAGTTGAAGAGATGGCTTATCGCATCGAAGAACTAGAAAAGAAACTAGAAGAAAAAATGGAAGAAAAAGAAGAAATGAAAGAAGAAGAGGAGATGGAAGAAGATATGGATGATAAGAAGTTAGATGGGGCACCTGTTGAGATGTCTCGTGTATCTAAGAACTTACCTAAACATATTTCTAAAAACTACCACAATTCAGTTCTTTCTAGAATGTATAGAAATTAAAAAATATTAAGGAAAAACAATGAGAAAATTACAAAATTTTACTACTGGTAATCCTTCAATCACCTCTACATATGCAGGTGAGGCAGCTGCAGATTATATCGCAGCCGCGTTGTTAAGTGCAAAAACACTTGATAATCAAGCGATTACTATTAAGCCAAACGTGAAGTTTAAAGACGTGATTCAGAAACTAGATGTATCTGGAATCGTTCAAGATGCTTCATGTGATTTCGCAACTTCAGGTTCAGTTGCTGTAACTGAAAGAATTTTAGAACCAAAAGAATTACAAGTGAACCTTTCACTATGTAAGCAAGAATTCGTTGATTCATGGGAAGCACTATCTTTAGGTTTCTCTGCTTTTGATGAAATCCCAAGAGACTTCACAGATTACCTAGTATCTTACGTAGGTGGTAAAGTTGCTGAATCAACTGAAACTTCAATCTGGCAAGGTTCTGCATCTGCTAATGGTGAGTTCGGTGGTTTTGAAACCGCATTCTCAGCATCTGTTGCTACAGGTGGTGCTACTGATGTTATCCCTGCTGGTGGAACAGCTACACCTCTTTCAGGTTCAGTTGATTCAACTAACGTAATTACTGTACTTACAGGAGTTGTGGATTCAATCCCATCTACTGTATATGGTAAAGAAGATTTAGTACTTTATGTTGGTACTAAAGTTCTTAAAGCATGGCAAACATCTCAATCAGGTGTAACTAACATCGGTTCATTCAACAACCAATTAAACGTTGGTGAGAAACCACTTAACTTCCAAGGTATTGAACTAGTTCATTGTCCTGGTATGAGTGATGATACGATTGTAGCTGCACAGAAATCTAACTTATTCTTCGGTACTGGTTTATTATCAGACCACAATGAAGTTCGTGTGTTAGATATGGCTGATTTAGATGGTTCACAAAACTTCCGTGTAATCATGAGATATACTGCTGGTACTCAATTCGGTATCGGACAAGACATCGTTTACTACGGAGCATACTAATTAAAATTTAACCATTTAAAACAGGAGGAAAAAAATGAGCTGTTTATTAAGTCAAGGTAGACAAGAAGTATGTAAGGAATCAATCGGTGGTATTCAAGGTGTTTATTTTATCAACTTTGAATCAGGTTCTTTTTCAAAAGATGCTGACGGACAGATTGATGACCTTTCAGGACTTACTGCGTATTACTATGAGCTCAAGGGAACTTCTGCTTATACTGAAACTGTAAACTCATCTCGTGAGAATGGAACTACTTTCTTTTCACAAGAAGTAACTCTTAACTTGAAAAAGTTGACTAATGAGATGACAACACAGTTAAAATTGTTAGCATACGGTAGACCACAAATCATCGTATGGACAAAGAATGGTGAAGCTTTATTAGTAGGTGAAGAACACGGAGCTGATTTAACAGCCGGAACTATTCAAACTGGTGCTGCACTTGGAGATTTATATGGTTATAATATTACCATGGTATCCGAGGAAAAACTACCTGCTGCATTCATTAGTGGTTCAACTACCTCTAATGCATTTGAAGGATTAGGAGAAAATGCACCAACAATCGTATATAGCTAAGTTACCTTTCATATATACTTACTTTTAGAAAACCCTACTCTTAATTGAGTGGGGTTTTTTATTTACTATAATCTATTCAGTATTTGTTATATTACTATAATCATTAGATAATTAGAGATAATGCTGACCTATTTTATATCACAGAGTAATGGATTTGTTATTAGAACCGAAGATGTGAGTTCTAACGAACTTTCTTTAGAGTTACAGGACTTATATACAAAACAAACGAGTTCGTTTGACCTGAGTGGTTCTTATACCTTTAATCCATACGAAAATATACTAACCTTTACTGCATCATTAGATAATTCAGTATCTACTGGCCAACAATATAGAGCAATCATCACAGATAATTCCTTACCTATATGGAGAGGAGCAATTGAGGTGTTTAAATCACAGAGTGTAGATAAGAGTCAATATAAAACACAAAGAACAGGTTTTATATCTCAAGAAACAGATAACGATTACATTGTATTATGAAAAATAAACAGAATTTTAGCGTAGTTAATTTTACGAGAGAAGAAGTCCCTATCGTAACAGAGGATACAAAAACAAGATACCAATGGATTCCAGTTGGTGTAAATGACCAAGATGATTTCTTTAATTTATTAACAGAAGCGTATAACACCTCTACAACCAATGCAGCGTGTATAGAAGGAATTGCAGACCTTATCTATGGTAAAGGGTTAGTAACTGATGAAGAAGGGTTTGAGGAAACTTTAGAAAGGTTAGTTCCTTCAGAAGATTTAAAAAAAATATCATTTGATTTAAAGTTGTATGGTAATGCAGCTATTCAAGTACTTTGGAATAAAGAACACACAAAAGTAATTAAGTTATTTCATACGCCAGTTCAAACACTTCGTGCAGAGAAATTACATAATACTACTTACGTACAAGCTTATTACTATTGTACTGATTGGTCTGATTATAGAAAACAAAAAGATAAATTAAGAATACCTTGTTTCGGTAAATCTAATGAAGAAAGAGAAATTCTTTACATTAAAGAATACGAACCAAATAGATTTTATTATTCTTTACCAGATTGGATTTCTGCATTACAATATTCTTTTACAGAAGCAGAATTATCTAACTTACACCTTAACAATATAGAAAATGGTTTCTTACCAGTTGCAATGGTAAACTTTAATAATGGAATTCCTGCACCTGAAGAAAGACAAACAATAGAAAGTTTATTAGAACATAAATTTAGTGGTACAAGAAATGCAGGTAGGTTTATGGTATCTTTTAACGATGATGCAATTAACAAACCAACAATAGATACTATACCAATTGAGAACTTACACGAGAAGTATCAGTATGTTGCAGAATATGCACAAGATAGGATACTTGTTGCTCACAGAATTGTTTCACCACTTTTATTTGGAATTAGAACTGCAGCAAATGGTTTCTCATCACAAGCAGAAGAAATGAAAACTGCTTATTCTATATTTCAAACAATGACAATCCAACCATTCCAACAAATGTTATTAAATGCAATCAATAAGATATTTGTAGAAGGTGGTATTGGTAAACACGATATGTATTTTGATCAATTAACACCTTTGGTAATTCTTTCAGATACTGCAGAAGATACAGATGGTTCAATTGAAAAAGCACAAGAAGATATAAACGAATCATTACAAAATGATGAAACAACAGAAGAAATGATGAGTGATGAATCAAAATATGTAAGGTCAAGTGATTTTATGTTTAAAGAAAACTATGGAGATGTATAAGATATGGCTTTTGGATTATTTATAACTCGCAATGATATAATCAATAATACTCCATTAGGTGGTGCTATTGATGCAGATGCTTTACTACCTTTTGTTAGAACTTCACAAGAAAAGTATTTACTTAATTTACTTGGAACAGTACTATATAACAAACTACAAGATGATATAGAATCACAAACTCCATTTACAGGTAGATACGAAGATTTGATGGATAACTATGTTAAACCAACTTTAATTTGGTATTCTTGTGTAGAGTATATCCCATTCTCAGCAGTTCAGTTCAAATCTAACGGAGCAGTAAAACAGGTATCTGAACAAGCAGTACAACCTAATAAAAGTGAAATAGATTATTTGTTAAATAAGGCATTAAACAATGCAGATTACTATGCAACAAGATTACAAGATTTCTTAATTGCATATAATACTGAAATACCAGAATATAATGAATCAGTTGGTAATTCTACACAAATATATCCTGATCAAGCAAATCAGTATTTCGGAGGTATAAACTTATAAGATATGTCAAACTCAAGTTCAACATCACCCTCACAATCTCAAATAGTTAAGAATAATTCAACAAATTATTCATTGTATTACAATACCCTTAACTATTTTAAGACAATAATGAAGAATCATCCAAGTATCAACCATGTTACTCAAGGTGATAACTTTGGTGTTGATAGTAAAGAGTTTCCAATGTATCCTGTTGGTAATGTACTTTTAACCAATGCAACATTTGGAACAAATATAACAACATACGAAGTTCAGTTAATTGTAGCGGATAAAACACAAACACTTGAAAATGAAAGTAATCCTATAACTAATGAACAAGATATACCTTATTATGGTGTAGATGATGTAGTGGATATACACGCAAATACATTATCTATAATAAACGATTTAACATCATATACTCAAAGGAGTTTAGATGGATTTGAAATCAACGGAGATATCAGTTGTACACCTTTTGTAGATAGATTTAATAATGGTCTAGCAGGATGGTCAGCAGATTTTGAACTAACGGTTCACAATGATAAAAACCGTTGTCTTTTTTTTTTGATAATACCTGATGGACAATTTTTCTTAATAGAAGATTGTGAAACAGGTGAACGATATAATGCAGTAGTTGATTTAGATAAAACAGTAACAATAGGTCAAGTATTTGCATCACAGTATTTTCCTGATACTCGTAAGAGATGGGAAACAAGTTACGATAACTTGAGATGTTTTAGAGTATTGGATTCTATTGAAAATAGAGATAATTATGATTTATGGAACTTACCCATACTTGCAATACCATATGATGATTTCATTACTTGTGAGTTATGTGATTTATGGATTAACCCAAAGATATGGAGTACAACACCTGAACAATGGGGAAGTGGAGTAGATAGAGCATTAAGAAAGTGGCAATATACATAAGAGAATATTATGAGTGATTTAAGTAATTTATATATTTCAGCATCATACTACGGAGTAGTTAATTTATCCGATGCAACTGAACCATTTGCTTCTCAATCGGAAGCAAAGATTTACTTACACGATGGTGTGGGTGAAAATCTTGGTATTTCTTTTAACCCACAAAAAAGAGTAAGTATTGATAATGGTTTAACTGTTAGTGGTTCTTTAGTTGTGAGTGGTTCTAAAATACTCACAGGTTCCCTTTCTGTGAGTGATAATATAACTGCTGGTGGTTCTATATCAGCAGGTACAGGATCATTTGATACAATCCATGCTAGGAAGTTAAACATAACAATTGAGAGTTCATCTACAATCTACAATAGTGGTTCTAACATATTTGGTGATGATGCATCTGATACACAAACCTTAAATGGTTCAGTTTATGTTCCTAATTTACTTTACTTAAAGGGTAATTCAAAAGATACTGATTTAAGAATAAATGAGAAATTAGATACAGGTTCATTTAACTCATTCTCATCATCAGTTAATACAGAACAACTATCACAAGATGGAAGATTGGATTCTATTGAAGCATTTACATCTTCATTAGTAGCAGATTTCGTAACTGATTCAGAATATAGTTCAAGTATATCACAAGTAACCTCATCTTTATTAAACCAAATAGATACAAAATTAGATACAGGTTCTTATTTAGTAGATTCTGCATCGTTTGATACTCGTATAGATAGTAAATTAAATATATCTACTTATACTACTGATTCATCTTCTTTTGATACTCGTATAGATAGTAAATTAAATATATCTACATTCAATTCATTTAGTTCATCTGTATCGAGTGAGATAGATAGTGTAGAAAATACAAATACAACACAACAATCTCAAATAAACTCACTAATTAGTGATACAGGTTCTTATGCAAAACTTGATACAAATAATACCTTTAACGGCAATCAAACAATTACTGGTTCGGTTAATGGTAATGTAGAAGATATTACAATTACATCACAAACTGCATCTATTGATTGTAGTTTAGGAAACTTCTTTACTGTAACTTTACCAACTGGTTCAGATACACACTTTACTGCAACCAACATTATACCTGGTCAAACGGTTTCAGTTAAAGTAGAAACACAAACAAATACAACCGCTTCAATAGATAGTAATTCAATTAAAATGATTAATGGTGGTGGATATACTCCAACACAAATCAATACAACTGATATATTAACTTTTGTTTCATTCGATACATCGTTCTTATACGGTGTTGCAGGAAGCTTCTTTAACTAATATGAGATTTATTCCAACTACACATATGTCCACACAAGGTGAGTGTATCATAGCAACTGCTAATGGTGGTGTTTCTGGTTCATTTACTTCTGGTTCTAGAACATTTAAATACCATGAGTTTTCTTTATCAAATAGAGATGTATCTGAAACATTCCAATTAAATATAGAAAAAGGATATACAAGGGATGCTAGAGTATTACTCATCGCCGGTGGAGGTGGTGGAGGATGGGATGGAACTGGCACCTATGGTAAAGGAGGTGGTGGTGGAGCTGGTCAAGTTATTGACAGACACGATATAACCTTATATCCAAACACTTATTCTTTAAGAGTAGGACATGGTGGATTACCTGCAGATGCAGATAATACAAATCCAGCAAATAGAACTTTTAATGGTGGTAATGGAGATTATACTGAACTACTAGGTGGTATATACACAAGTGATAATAAAATAAGAGCATTAGGTGGTGAAGGTGGATATGGAGATAGTAATGATTTTGGTAATTATCTTCATGGTGGTGATAGTGGTAATGGATTTACTGGTGGTTTAAATGATGGTAATTTCTTAGCAGGTGGTGGAGCAGGTAATACTTCAAATGGTGAAGATGGTGATGATGGCCCTAGTACTGATAAGGGTGGTGATGGTGGTAGTGGTTTAACTATTACACTTCCATATACATCAATTATATGGAGTTCTTCTACCAAAGATGTTGGTGGAGGAGGTGGAGGTTCTGCATGGTTAGATGATGTACGTGGAGTTGGTCAAGATGGTGGTGGTGATTCTGCTAGAGAAGATACCCAAACTGCTGATGATGGAGAAAGATACACCGGAGGTGGTGGTGGTGGAGGTAGAGAATCTGCTTCAGGTGATGGAACTCAAGGTGGTGATGGTATTTTAATTATCTATTATCCAATTACAGATTGTTAATTATGAAAAATACAAAATCACTTAACGATTTAGCAATAAAGTATAGAGATTCAGCACTCAATGCTATAAATCCTGGTGTCCCTTATTCAACTTATAAGAAAACAGGTAAATCTAAAGCATACAAGACAGGTAACTTATATAAACAAGTTCTAAAACAGAACACACCACAAACTATGGTTAAACCATTTGGTGAAGATGGTTTCCAAATTATCTTAAATGTTTCACCTGATGGAGCAACTTATGGGCAGTATGTTCATTATGGTACGAGTAAGATGGATAAAAGGCCTTTCGGTCAACTTGCTTTAGATGATCCTGAATTTATGCAATTGTTTGAAAAAGTTTTAGGTGAAAAAGTAGAAGATAAAGTTGATGAATATATTAACGAAATGGATAAAGAGTTTGAGAAATCAGGTTTCAAAGTAAGTTAGTATCCCATACATTTCCTTTAATAGTGGTTATATAGTTAAAAGAAAAACCATATATGGCTACAATTTTATCACAAACTGCAGATTCGTGTTTTTCAGAATCACCAATAACTGTTGATGTACAACCTACTACATTATTAACATCATCTTCATTAAAGGTGGTGTGTGAACTTTATGTTTGGGATGGTGTAGATACTGCAAAACCAACATCTCCTTCATATACACTAAAAAAATTCCCTATAATTGATAATGGAACACCAAAGGTAGTATTTGATTTCTCACCTATACTTAACTCATTTACTACTGCTTCATTAGGAGAACAACTTAGTTCTACTGTATCTAATCCTCATTGGTTTAGTTATGAAGTTTATGAAGAAGCAAGAAGTGCAACAAACCAATTATTAACAGGTTCTCACTCAACAGCTAGTAATGAACCTTTTATAGTAACCAATGGGTATCTTAAATGGGGTGAGAAACGTGATTTAGCAGGTTCTGAGAGTATTTCTACATTCGTAGATGATTTCCCTTTACTAACCTCTGCACCTATCTCACAATCCATTATACGAACTGATTTACCATTGTATTTTTCTGCTTATGCAAAGAGTGATGATGGTAGTACAAGACCAACCAACATTTATGTATATGATAATTTAGGAAATACTAATACCATTACCTTAACATCAGGTGAAAATAACTCACTTTATACAATAAATGATAAGTTTATCAGTTCAACAATTTTAAGTAATTATGAAGCATCTGGCTCTGAATGGGTAAAGGTAGTTGCAAGAAACTCAACAACAGTAGTATCAAATGTAAAACATTTTGATTTAGATTGTCAAAAGAAATACACACCACAACGAATTATTTTTAGAAATCGTGCAGGTGGATTTGATCAGTTTGAGTTTGGTTTAGTTTCTATAAACTCAATGAATTCAACTTCATCTACCTATAAACAAAGTGCATTGAATATGGTATCTGGTCAATATGATTCACAAAAAGGAACTACCACATTTGATACACAAGGAACAGAACTATTGGTTGTAAATACTGATTATATTTCAGAAGATTACAATGAGTTCTTTAAAGAAATGATGATTAGTGATGAAATTTATTTAGTAAAACCATCAGAGTATGTGAGTGATACAACTTCTTATGGTGCAACTTGGATAGGTCTAACACTTGAAACTAAAAACATTACATTTAAGAAATCAGAAGTAGATAAATTAGTACAATACACTTTAGGATTCAGATACGGAACACCATTTAAACTAGTTTTATAATGACAAATTATACTACAAGATTATACGCTAATAACCAAGAATTAGACTTATTTGACGATGAGGTAATAAAAATCTCCAACAACGTAACAGGTTTATTTGATATTGATAAACTACCAGGTGATTTTACCCGTCAACTTACAATACCTGGCACAAGAAAGAATAATGCATTTTTTCAACATTATTATTCAATTGATGTAGAAACACCTTTTTTATTTACACAAGATCAAAAGGTAGATTGTTATTTAGATATTAGTGGTTATTTGTTAGTTCAAGGATATATTCAGTTAAATAATGTAAATGTACAAAATAGTGTAGTTACTTCTTATGATATAACTTTATATGGTTCTCTTTCTAATTTTTCAAGAGATTTAAGAACAAACACACTTAATGATATATCATCTTTATCTGTGTATAATCATACTTCATCTTATGAAAACATTACTTCATCTTGGGATGGTAATTTATTTGGAGGTGATATTGTATATCCACTTATAGATTATGGTAAGGGATACGAATATAGTGCGGCTACACCTGAAGGTGTATTTGGTATTGATGATGATGAAGCAAGTTTATTTGTAAAAGATTTTAAACCTTCTATTCGTGTTAAAAAAGTAGTAGATAAGATATTTGAGGAATTTGGATATACTTACTCATCATCGTTCTTTGAAGAACCAATGTGGAATGATATTTACATGGTTTGTAATTATGCAGGTCAGTATCCTATATTCCAAACAATAGATGTTGAAAGTTATGGTATAGTAAAAATTAGACCTACTGCTGGTACTACAACTGATACAGTTTTAACTTCTAATTTTCAACAATTACTTTGGGATACTATTGAAACCGATGCATCATTTGCAATGGGTTCAACTGTAACATATACTAAACCTAAAGATGGGCCTATTAATGGTAAAATAAAATTAAATTTACATATTACAGGAACAGGAACAGGAACACTTGGATATCCTAAATTAGATTTTGGACTTGCTGGGCCAAATTGGCCAACTGTTAATCCTAATGATTACACACCTATTGAAATAAATAAAATCAATGATTTTTTAGAAGAAACTTATTCTCAGTTAAGTAAAGTTGGAGAAAAGACATATACTGTTGAACAATCTTGGTACACATCTTCATTAAGTGCAGGTGAGAAAAGATTGATTTTAAAATCTACTAATACAGGTGGTAGTGGTAATTTTACCGTAACTGTTGCTAAAGATCAAAATACAGAATCGTATTGGAGTGTTGATGAAATAGGTAATGCTGCAGATTATGAGATAATGGATATTCCTATTAATATGCCATTTGGTGAAAACGGTATTACTTGTTTAGATTTTATTCAAGGATTACAAAAGAAATATAATTTAGTAATTACACCATCTAAAACATTAAGTAATCACTTTGAGATAGAAACCTTTAATACTTGGTATAAGAATGGTTCTACAATAGATATAACAGAGTTTATAGATATATCTAAACCTCTTAAAGTAATACCTGCTAATAGTTTAGCAGTAAATGAATTAGAGTTTAGTGATAAACAAGGTCAAGATTTCCTTGCAAGTGATTTCCTAGATGAAAACAACAGGTCTTTTGGTAAATCATTTTACGAAGATAATCAAAACCAATTCTCTCAAGGTAAATTAGAAATAACAACAGAGTTCTCTTCATCTCCACTACGATATGTAAACGGTTCAGGAGATAGTGATGTACCACCAGTTCCACCAGTATCTTATCAACATCTTCTTGTTTATAGTAATAGTACTGATACTATATGTAGATTATCAGGAGGTATATCTAGAATTATATACACAACTAGTGCATTGGTTCCAGCAATAGGTGATGTTATATATTTGGATATATACTTAACACAACCATTGACTGGTTATAGTTATGCTCGTAATGAACTAAATGATTTATTAGAAATTAACCCATCAAACGGACAGATTATCGGTACATTTACTTGTCAAGAAAATCAACAATTATAGATTATGAGTAAAGGATTATATATACCAACTTTTATTGCAGATACTAATTTTAAACCTGCTAAAGTACAACCAAGATTGTTTTTCTATAATGGTAGAAAAGATGTAAATACTAATTGGAAATTTACAGAACAAGATGCATCTGGTTCAAACAGTTTTACGATAAATACTGAAACAGATTTTCCTTACTTTGATCATTATTCAAGTGGTTCTACTAATGAAGATCCAGATAATAATTCTGAATCTCTTTTATTCTTTAATGAAGGAACTGTGTATGGTTCTATACCTACCAATAACTTATACTCAAATTATTGGGAAACTTATATAGGATTATTGTATAATCCAAGAACTCGTTTTATAGAATGTAAATCAGTAATACCATTTGGTAGATATGTTAATATGAAACTAAATGATATTGTTTTGTTTAAAGGAAGTTATTTTCATTTAAGAGCAATAAACAATTATGATTTAAGTACAGGTAATTGTGATTTACAATTGTTAGGCCCTATTATATCTGATACATTAGATGGTAAAATACCACCACTTAATTGTAATTTTGATTTTGATTCAGAATTAACTGGTTCGGATGTAACAATAACCTTAACAGAACAAAACGATTCAGGCCCTGATTATAATGTCTTATACTCAACAGATTATGGTATCAATTATGTTGATGCAGTAGATGGACAAAATGTAAATTTACCTAACGTTGGTTCAACAGTTGAAGTTGGGGTTGAATCAGATGTAACTAATATTAAATTAGAGTCATTGGGTGTTTGTACAAACGAGGTTATAGATATTCTAG